GAGCGCGGTGTTCAAGTAGGAATGGAATAACCAGAACCTAAGTTAGAACTGGAAGTTATATGGCAAGCACCGGCGGTGTCAAAATTGGATCATCATACGATGAAGCCAGAACGCGCAAAGTAAACGCGGAAGCAGAAATAGCTGAACTGGAATTAGCCAAGGTTAGAAATCAGTTGGTGATAGTCGAAGACGTTGTGAAGGCGTGGACAGACACGCTTGCTAATCTGAAGGCAAAGCTGACAAACGTCCCAAGCAAGGCCGCTCCGATTGTCGCTAGTGAATCTGACGCTGGCGTGATACAAGCTATGCTCGCAGACCTAATGAATGAAGCACTAGAAGAACTATCAAACTATGACCCAAAAATTTCAGCGTCGCGGACTAGCAAACCTAAAGGATCATCTGAAGGAAGCAATGAAGGCACTGAAGCCACCGCCTCGCCTAAGCGTCAGCGAGTGGGCAGACCTTCAAAGACGACTAGACTCGCAGACTAGCGCAGAAGCAGGGATCTGGCGAACGTCTCGCGCAGAATACCAGCGCGGGATTATGGACGCTTGTTCTGACCCTAAGGTCAAAGAAGTCGTTGTCATGGCTGGGGCGCAGCTAGGCAAGTCAGAAGCCCTTTTGAACATCATCGGGTTTCACATCGATCACGATCCTTGTCCTATCCTGATGCTGCAACCGACTGAATCAATGGCTCAGGCGTTTTCTAAAGACCGAATCGCTAACGGTTTGTTAAGGGCTACACCATGCCTTCAGGGTAAGGTCAAAGACCCAAGAGCTAGGGATTCAGGAAACACTACCCTTCACAAGATATTTCCGTCAGGCAGTCTTTCGCTTGTCGGTGCCAATAGTCCAGCAGGGTTAGCCAGTAGACCGATCAGGATTTTGCTTGCAGATGAAGTCGATAGATTCCCTGCATCAGCAGGATCAGAAGGTGATCCAGTCAATCTAGGTAAAAAGCGAACGTCAACTTTCTGGAATCGTAAGATCATCATGGTATCTACGCCAACGATCAAAGGCGTTTCCAGAATTGAAGATGCCTATGAAGGGTCTGATCAGCGTGAATATTATGTCCCATGTAAGCATTGTGATCACGAACAGGTCTTAAAATGGCCTAACGTCAGGTGGACTGATGAAGATCCTGACACGGCTAAATACCTTTGTGACGAATGCGGTACGCTATGGTCTGATGCCGATAGAAGATGGTCTATCAGAAACGGTCGTTGGTCTGCTGGTGAAGACTTCAAAGGCATCGCAGGATTTAAGATTTCAGGGTTATATTCACCGTGGACTCCACTAGCTGACGGAGTTAGAGAATTTTTGGCGGTTAAGAAAAACCCAGAACAGCTAAAGGTCTGGACGAATACTTACTTGGGTGAGGTCTGGGAAGACGAAGGTGAAAGCGTCGATGAATTAAACCTGATGCAAAGAAAAGAACACTTCAATCAAGTTCCTGAAGGCGTGGTCATGGTCGTTGCTGGGGCTGACGTACAGGACGATAGAATTGAAATCACGTTTCTGGGGATTGGTCGAGACGAAGAATCATGGGTGCTTGATCATGAGATTATGTATGGCGATCCTTCTACACCACAGCTTTGGACAGCATTAGATACTCAGATTTCAAGAACATTTGAAACAGAAGATGGCCGTGAAATCGCTGTTAGGGCTACGGCTATTGACTCAGGTGGTCACTTTACGAACACGGTTTATCAGTACGCCAACAAAAACTTTGGTCGTCGAGTATTCGCTATCAAGGGTGTAGGTGGTGAAGGCAAGCCCATAGCTGGCAAGCCTTCAAGAAATAACACGGTTAAATGTCGGTTGTTTCCGGTCGGAGTTGATACGGTTAAGGATTTGATCTTCGCAAGGCTTAGAATCGAAGAAGAAGGTGCCGGTTATGTGCATTTTTCAGACACGTTAAACGATGAATACTTTCGACAACTGACAGCGGAGAAGATCGTCACTAGATTCGTTAGGGGGTACAAGAAGCGGGTCTTCCAAAAGATTCGCCCAAGGAATGAGGCTTTAGATTGCATGGTGTACAGTTTGGCCGCATATAGTATAATCAATGCGAATGTCAATAGCATTGCGGAACGGATTCAGGCAAAATCAGCAGAACCAAAGAAGATTGAAGAACCTGAACAAAGCGAGCCAGTGAGAAAACGGCCCGTTCAGCGTAGGCAACGACAAAACTACATCAACGCATGGCGATAAAATGGCAAACCTTTTTGATCGTGAGAATTACCCACAGCAAGAGCCTGAAACGCTTGTTGTAGGTGATAGATGGGTCTGGAAACGACCTGATTTAGTCACCGACTACCCTACTGACCAGTACGCTTTAACGTACGAATTCCACTCTGATGCGGGAGGCGGCGGCAATCATCAATTCACCATAACGGCAACGGAAACCACTGATGCCTATATTGTGGAAGTCGATTCATCCACAACGGCGGCTTATAACGCGCATCAATATAAGTGGTATGCTTACATCACAAGAAGTTCTGATTCTGAACGTGTCGCAGTAGATAACGGTATTTCTACGCTTGTCGCCAACTATGCAGACAGCAACGCTGATATCAGAACCCATGCCAAGAAAGTCCTAGACGCGGTTCAGGCGGTTATAGAAAACAGGGCAACAATAGATCAAAGTTCATTCAGCATCGCTGGCAGAAGCCTTTCTAGGATGTCTATCGATGAATTATTCACGGTTCGGGATCGTTATCGAGCGGAATACAACGAAGAAGTCAAGAAAGCCCGAATCAGAAACAAGAAGCCTAGCGGCAATCTAATCGGAGTAAGATTCTGATGGCTTGGAATCCGTTCAAGAAGAAAGAAGTTCGCAAGCAGATCAAGCTGCAAAGATCATTCAAAGGTGCTCAAGGTGGTCGGCTATTCGCTGACTTTTTTAGTTCTTCAGCTAGTGCTGATCAGGAATTAAAACAAGCCCTTGTCACGTTAAGAAATCGTAGCAGGGAGTTGTCAAGAAACGACGCCTATGTCGCCAGATATTTGAACTTGCTGAACTCTAATGTGGTCGGCCATAACGGCATCAGGGTTAATGCTAAATCACGAGACGCAGACGGTAGTCTTGATGCGGTCGCGAACACGACTATTGAACAGGCGTGGCGCAAGTGGTCTAAGAAGGGCAACTGTACAGTTGACGGACAGATGTCTTTGATCGACTGTCAGCGGTTGTTCATCGAAGCCTTAGCCCGTGACGGTGAGGTTATCATTCGTCAGATTACAGATCCGGTTAGTGACTTTGGTTATAAGATCGAGTTTTTAGAAGCTGATCATCTGAACGAAACCAAGAATGAAATCTACACCAACGGAAATCGGGTGGTGATGGGGGTCGAGATTGATCAGAACCGAAAGCCGGTTGCTTATCATCTTTATAAAAACCATCCCAACGACTTGGGTTTGAATCAGAACAATGAAACGATTCGCGTACCGGCTGAAGAAATCATTCATGCTTTCGTGCGTCAGCGCCCAGAACAGACTCGCGGTTATCCTTTCGTGGCTCCGGTCATGGGCAATATCAAAATGCTGAACGGGTATTACGAAGCAGAAATAACTGCTGCTAGAGTAGCAAGCGCGAAGATGGGATTCTTTACAAGTCCAGCGGGTGATGGTTACGTTGGCGATGATGTTGAAGACGAATATACGCCTATCACTTATGCGGAACCGGCGACATTTGAGCAGCTCCCTGCTGGGATGGACTTTAAAGCCTTTGACGTAGCACATCCGACGACAGCGTTTGAAAGTTTTTCAACTGCTGTTCTTAGAAGCATCGCTTCAGGTCTGAACATAAGTTATCACAGCATTTCTAACGACTTATCCAGTGTAAATTATTCATCACTAAGGGCTGGTAGCTTAGAGGATCGTGATCAGTACAGGGTGCTTCAGAAGTTCATGATTGAACACTTCATCGAGCCGGTATTCCGAAGCTGGTTGAAGAACGCGATGACGAGAAGCATCAATCTTCCTATCCAGAAATACGACAAGTTTGCCGATGGCGTGACATATATCCCAAGGTCTTGGGGTTGGGTTGATCCGCAGAAAGAAATGATGGCGAACATCGCTGGCCTTCAGAATGGCATCGTGACGTATCAAGACATAGAATCCAACTATGGGCGCGATGTTGAAGAACTATTTGAGCAGCACGAACGCGAAGATAAACTTGCTACTCAGTATGGCGTGAAGACAGCGTTCCAGCCGTTTGGAATGAAGATGCCGGTAGACGCAGACATTCAAGGAAGCGATGATGCCGACTCCGACTGAAGGCATGAAAGAAGACGCGCAGCGCGGTCTTGATTGGCGGCGTGAGTTTGGTCGTGGCGGTACTGAAGTCGGGATTGCTCGCGCTAGAGATATCGTCAACGGAAAGAACCTGTCAGATTCTACGGTAAAAAGGATGTATTCATTCTTTTCACGGCATGAAGTAGACAAGAAGGGCAAAGGTTTTAACCAAGGCGAAGAAGGCTATCCGTCGAATGGTAGGATAGCTTGGGCGCTTTGGGGTGGTGATGCTGGTTTTAGCTGGTCAAAAAGATTGGTTGAGCAAATGAAAGACGATGAAAGATCATCGGATTTGATCGACATTAGTGATAATATACCCATGACTGACGAGGTGAAAGACATGGAACGACATATAATTAATGTGGAAGAAACAGAAGATTCATTCATCATTGAATTGGCTAAGGCTGATACAGGCGAAGAAGTTGAAATCGTCGATGAGGTTCAAGCTGAAGACGCTGAATATGAAGCGATGGCTGAAGATATCGAAAGAAGCAAGGCTTCTGAAATGGTCTATCGCACTGTTGACCTTTCTAGCGGTGCTATAGATGAAGAAAAAAGAATTGTTCGGATTGGAGTTTCTAGCGAAAGTCCAGTCGAACGTGATTTTGGCTTAGAGGTTTTAAGCCATAAGAAGGAAGACATAGACATGGAGTTTATGGCTTCAGGTCGTGCGCCCCTTTTGAACAACCATAAAATGGATGAACAGATAGGTGTGGTGCGATCATTTTACCTTGACGAGACGCATCGGCGCACCGTTGCGTTGGTTGAATTTGGCAATTCAGCCTTGGCTCAAGAGGTTTTTGCAGACGTGAAATCCGGTATTAAGCAGAATATTTCTGTCGGATATAGCGTCAAAAAGCTGGTTCGCGCCAAAGACAATGAAGGTCGAGAATACTACAGGGCAAGCTGGACACCGATGGAAGCATCGATTGTTTCAATCCCTGCTGATAGCTCAAAATTTGTTGGTGTTGGTCGATCCTCAGAAAAAACTCTAAACACTAATAAGGTGGAAACTATGACTGAAGAAACTAAAGTCGATGTGCGCCAAGTCAGTGAGTCAGCCAAGGCAGAAGCATTAGCATCTGTGTCTGAGATCATTGCATTGGGTAAGCACCACAATCAGCGTGATTTAGCTGAAAAAGCTATTGAACGCGGTGTAACCGTTGAGCAATTCCGTGGCGAGCTTCTTGAAGCTGTGCGAAATGATCAGCCTTTAGAAACTCCTGCTGCTGTCGTTGACGTAGCGAAAAGTGAGCGGCGTGAGTATAGCTTGATCCGAGCTATCAAAGCTGCTTCATCTGGTGACTGGCGTGAAGCTGGCTATGAGCGTGAAATCTCAGACGAGATTGCAATTCGTTCTGGCAAAGAAGCCCGAGGCTTCTACCTTCCTGCTAACATCAACTGGGGCCAACGTGATCAAACTGCTGGCACTGATAGCCAAGGTGGGTTCTTGGTTGGCACTGACCATTTGGCAGACCAGTTCATCGAAGCATTGTACGCTCGATTGACTATCACTTCTTTGGGTGCTCGCGTAATGCAGGGCCTGAAGGGCGATGTTGCTATTCCTAAGCTCAGTGCTTCTGTAACCAACTCAGCATTTGTCGCTGAAGGTTCAGCACCCAGCGAAGGCGCAGCTACGTTTGCACAAGTAACCATGTCCCCGAAAACGCTAGCGGCATACGTTGACGTTTCGAGAAGGCTAATGCAGCAGTCAGATCCTAGTGTAGAACAGGTTCTTCGTAACGACATCATCAACACTTTCGCACGAAAGATCGATGACGTAGCTATCGAAGGCGGCGCTGCAAATGCACCATCGGGCATCATTGCAAACGGCTCTACCAATGTTGTAGCAATGGGAACCAACGGTGCTGCTATCACCTACGCTAAAGTAGTTGAATTGATGAAGGCTGTCGAAGAAGACAATGCCATGATCAACAGCTCTGCTTTCTTGACGAATCCTAAAGTCATCGCGGCTTTACGGACTGTCAGCAAGCAAGCGTCTGGTGTTGAAGGCAACTTCATCATGGATGCAAACGGTACGATCTTAGGAACTGAAGTAGCTTCTAGCACTTTGGTGCCTTCTGATCTGACCAAAGGAACCGGAACGGCGTTGTCAGCAATGATCTACGGCGACTTCAGTCAAATTATGCTCGGCTTCTGGTCTGGCGTTGACGTGGTTGTTGATCAAAGCAGCTTGTCTACTTCTGGCGGTACGCGATTAGCGTTCTTCCAAGACTTAGATGTTGCTCTTAGATACCCCGAATCTTTCGCGGTAATCAAAGACATCATTGCAAGCTAATGAGAACGGGGGGTTTCGGCCCCCCAATCTTATGGGGATTATTATGGAATTAGTTATAAAAATGCCTTGTCACGTTCATGGTGTGCCTAGAGCCATCGGTGACGTGGTTTTAGTATCTTCAGCGGAGGCAAGACAGTACATAAGTTCAGGTCATGCCGTAGAGTTCACCAAAGAAGAAAAGCCTTTAAAGAAGAAGGCTGTTGAAAAAGTCGCGAAGCGATGAGTTTAGAGTTCGATGCTGACTTCGATGGATACTTTGACGTGCTAGGTCATGGCGTTTCTTGTACCTATACGCCAACGGGTGGGTCAGCAGCGACGATTAAGGTCATATTAGACCAAGAATATTTTGCTGTTTCAGGTGACTCGGTTGACGTTCAATCAAGCCAGCCGGTCGTATATGGAAAGGCTAAGGATTTGCGAGGAGCTATATTCGGTGATGCTTTAGCATTCGCAGCGATTACCGATCTTGATGGTAATACAATTAAGAATGCGACAAATTACAAGGTTGTCAGCGTCCAGCCAGATCATACAGGCGTGGTTGCTCTGGTATTGGAAGAACAATAATGGCTGATCACGTCAGGCAACAAATCAGGGAGCAAGTAGCTACAACAGTTACAGGATTGACCACAACGGGGTCTAATGTTTTTCAGTCTAGGGTCTATCCATTATCTGATAGCAATATGCCTGCTTTGTTGGTTTATTCGACTAGCGAAGATTCGGCTACCGATATAATGGGGCCATCTCTGGTGACTAATCGAGAACTGTCGGTAGTTGTTGAAGGTTACGTCAAAGCGACAACAGATTTTGATGATGTGGTTGATGATATCTGCAAGGAAGTAGAAGTAGCGTTAGGCGCTGACAGAACGTTAAACGGTCTAGCAAAGTTCGCGTATTTGTCAGGCACAGAAATTAGTTATAACGGTGAAGGTGAACAGCCAATAGGTGTCGTGTCCTTGACTTATCTAGTACAATATAGGACTGCTGTTGACAGTCCAGATGTACCTTTATAGGAGCCAGAAATGGAACTTAAAAGCCCAGATGGAAGTGTGACGGTTGATGCCCATCCGTCTAAAGTAGAATCAATGCTGGCTAAAGGCTGGAAGCCAGCTAAAGAAAAGAAATCAGTCAAAAAGGCTGAAACTGTTCAAAATAAGGAGTCTTAAAAATGGCTACACATATAGGCAGAGATGGGGTTGTAAAAGTAGGCGCTAATTCAGTCGCTGAACTTCGATCTTTTTCTATTGATGAAACAGGTGATACTGTCGAAGATACAGTGATGACTGATACTGCTAGAAGTTATATTTCTACTTTAACGTCATTCACTGGTTCGGCTGATGTTTACTGGGACGAGACTGACACATCAGGTCAGGGTGCTTTGACTGTTGGTTCTTCCGTCACTATTGGTTTCTACCCAGAAGGTGAAACTGCTGGCGATACTTATTATAGCGGGACTTGCATTGTGACAGGCGTAAGTCGTTCAGCGTCTTTCGATGGAATGGTCGAAGCGTCAATCACGTTTCAAGGATCAGGTGCCCTAACAGCGTCAACTGTTTAATGGGTATCTTGGAAAAAGCCAAGGAGCACTATCAGAGTGTCTTGGCTAGTGATCCTAAGCCGATTGATATTCCCGAATGGGGTGGGCGTTATTTTGTGCGTCCACAGATTTCCGTCAAGAAGAAGATGGAAATTCAACAGAAGCTGACATCTGAAAAGATGGATGAAGGTTTAGCTTTGACCCTGATCTATTATCTGGTA